GTTGTTTTTTCAGGTTTGTCTTTTGTTGCAATGGCTGGTGTAGGTTACTCAGTTGCAGCAGCAACTAGTTGCCGAACCAGGTGCTTCCTTGAACAAGGAGGCACTTGTATGCAGCTTGTTGGTGTTGTGTCTTGCTTATTACCATGTGATTTATGTTCTCGTATTAAGAAGGGTGACATCAAGATGCGTGTTCGCACTCATTCTGATGGCACTCTCATTCTTGTTCCCTCTGATGTCAGGCGAGCGGCCCGTCACATAATTCAGTCAGCTGAAGTGTGTGGCATTGCTGTTCATCCCTCATTTTACGCTTCCTTGCTTGAGGAAGTGTTCTGTGTTGAAGGTGGATGTGAGGAGAGTGTTTCTTTTGTGAGTGGAAAGGTGTCTGAATCTCATCAGGATGTTGCGTTGAAGCAAAAGAATGTTGAATCTCATCAAGATGTCCCTCTGAAAATAAAGTCTGTTGAGTCTCACCAAGACATCAAACCTAAAACTTGTAAAGTTGAAGGTGGCAAGGCCTCTGTTGTTGAGTGGAAAGATGTTCTTCATCCCCAATCAACAAACGATGCCAATGCAATAGACGTGTGTGCTAAGATCCTCAGCAAGAACTTGGTAAGAGTTCATGCTTCCAATGGATATAACACTCACGGTCTGTTTGTGAAGGGACGTCTTCTGGCCATTCCTCGTCATTTGTATGACAGGAGTGATCAGAAGAGTCTTGGTATAGAGACTATGTGTGATCGTGGTAATACTGTTGTTGATGTTCCTGTTCATAATGTGTATAGTATTTTCCGTCAAAGTGTTCCAGTTGATATTGTGATTTGCGAGATGGGACTCTCGACTTTTGCTAGGCCAGATATTATTAAATATTTTCCTTCCAAGTCTGAGTTAAGTTCACTAGGCGCTCTCGCAAAGCGTGGAGATCTGAGGTTGTGCTCAACCCGCAGATTTTCGTCAACTGCAACTGGAGGAAGTCTGATGATTCCCTACATTTCAACTGTCCAATTCTCTGATTTTGCCGATGTTGTAGCAGAAGATAAGAAGGCCAGTCGCACATATAATGTGCGGCAAGGCCTTTACTGTCATGGTCATACGGAGAAAGGGGATTGTGGATCACCCTACGTTTTACACAATCCCCAATCACGAACAAAAATTCTGGGCTTGCATTCCGCTGGCTTTGCTAAGTCAACGGAAATCTATGCTCAGACTTTGACACAGGAAGATCTAGAAAACATTCGACCAGAGACACAAGGTGGTGGAGTTTCAACTATCTATCCTTCATCCAAGATTGCTGTTTCCCCTCTTCCAAACTCAGTTGCAGTGGGAACTGTACCTGTAGCCCCTAATCCTACCAAAACTTCCATCATAGAGAGTCC